GTATAAGACCTACCGTGATGACATTGCTCAAGCTAGGGCTGACATTCAAGAAGCTGTTGGGGCTGTTGTTGTAAACAAAGCTCTAGAGGGCGACCTCAAGGCTGCTGAACTCTTCCTTCGTAGTAAGGCTGGGTGGAACCCGACCATCAAGATCGAAGAAGTTGACCCCGAAGACATTAAAGAAGACACAGGTGCTATTGATGACCTGATGGCCCTTCTTGGTAAGAAGAAAATTGTAGATGAGTAAGAATGGTCTTCCAATCCATGCTGATGATCTAAGAGCAATGGGTGAAGACCTTGAGGCTATCCTAACTCAGTTGCCTCCTCATAAAGCTGAAGAGCTTATGTATAACTGGCCCTTCTGGGCTAGAGAACAACAAATAGCCCCCTTGGGTAACTGGAACACTTGGTTCATCAATGCTGGTCGTGGTTTCGGTAAAACCCGTGCTGGTGTTGAGTGGGTCAGGTCTAAGGTTATCCAAGGGCATAAACGTATTGCTGCTGTTGCATCCACTAACTCCGATATTGAGCGGGTTATGGTCAATGGTGAATCTGGCTTCTTAGCTCGTTGCTGGGCTGGCGACAAGACACTCAAGGGTGTACCACTAGGCAAACCTTTGTGGTCCCCCACCAAGCGTCTCCTGACGTGGGAGAACGGTGCCTATGTCCAGTTCTTCTCTGCTGAAGAGCCTGAGCGCCTTCGTGGTCCCCAGTTTGAAGCAGCTTGGTGCGATGAGATGGCCGCTTGGAACCGTGACCGTGATACATGGGACATGCTCCAATTCTGCCTTCGTCTAGGTAAACACCCACAGGTTTGTGTCACAACCACACCCAAGCCCACAAAGCTGGTCAGAGACGTTCTCAAGAACCCTAAGACTGTTGTCACTTATGGTTCTACCTTTGATAACTCAGCTAACCTTGCAACCACATACTTGGAGGCTGTTAAGTCTCAGTACGATGGTACAAGGCTTGGTCGTCAGGAACTCTATGCAGAAATCTTGGATGAAGCTTCTGGTGCCTTGTGGTCAAGAGCTACACTATCTGAGTGTGAAGTTGATATTGAAGACACTGTAGCCTTTGCTGAAACTCTTGCTCGTGTTGTGGTATCTGTAGACCCTGCCGTTTCAGCTAATGCTGAGAGCGACATGACAGGCATTGTTGTTGCTGGCATTGATATCAATGGTATCTGCTACATCCTAGAGGATCACACTGACCGCTACACACCTGAAGCTTGGGCCTCAAAAGCTGTTGAACTCTACGAAAAGTTCTCTGCTGACCGTATTGTGGCAGAAAGAAACCAAGGTGGGGAGATGGTCAGGTACACTCTTCAGACAGTCAATGATTCACTCCCTATCAGGCTTGTACACGCTTCTCGTGGTAAGTTCGCTAGGGCTGAACCAGTTTCTGCGTTGTATGAACGAGGTAGGGTGAAGCACTGTAAAGGTCTTGATGCCCTAGAGGATCAATTAGTTCAATGGGAGCCACTAGGCTCTACAGGCTCTCCTGACCGCCTTGACGCTATGGTATGGGCTATAACTGACTTGGCACTCAAAGGTGTCGCTAAACCTGAACTCAACTTGGCCTATTCCGATGCGAAAGGCTTAACTGCTAGGATGTAAAAATGGCTAATTACGTTGACCTCACGACAGGTATGGTCCGTGACTGGATTCCTGTTACCCCAAATAACTCCACTGATAACATGAGTGCTTCTACACAGAACACCGTTATTGGCTTCTACCTGACAGTTGGTGGTTCTGTTGTATTTACAGTTGATGGCGTTGACCGCACTGTAACCTTCCCATCTAACTTCTATGTACCTTGCTCCAATGTCACTCGGATTAAAGCCACTGGTACTACCGCAACGGGTATCCACTCGCTTGTTATCTAAGTCTAAGGATTAACTAATATGCCCTCTATCAGTCTTGCTGTGTCCCTTAGAGGGCAACTCCTTAGCGGTACTCGTGCCTTCGACCCCGCCACCCTTTTCTCTGCTGGTGAACCCGGCGTCTGGTACGACCCCAGCGATGTCGCCAACCTCGCGTGGCGGCGCAACCTGCTGACGTGGTCGGAGCAACTCGGAAACACTGCGGTATGGGGATATAGGACCGCAACTGCCTCCGGCGGCACCATTACCGCATCAGCGGGCGGTCCAGCCGACCATGCCGCAGTTCAGGTGGCGACTACATCAGGCCCAACCGTTACCGCGTCCGTGCTTGTCAAATCCGGCACAAGTAACTTCATATGGCTCACTATCTCACCACTTTACGGACTTTCAAATTACGCCACTGCCGTCGCCAATCTTGCTACCGGACAGGTCACTAAAACTCAGTCTGGAGGAACTCTCACAGGGGCAACTGCCGGTATATCTGGACCTGATGCTTTTGGTTTCTATCGGCTTACCTTGTCTGCCGCTAACCCAACATCAAGCATGGCAATCCTCATTGGCGTTTCCAACAGTGCAACGCCTACCATCGGAAGCTACGGAAACGTTGACTTTACGGCTGTAGGTACGGAAACGATCATCACTGGCGGCGCACAACTCGAACTCGGCAGCACCGCCACAGACTACCAGCGCATCACCGACGTGAACACGGAAGTCGTTGAGCGCTTCCCCAACGCCACGCTGTATCAAGACCCCGCAGGCACGACCCCCGTCACGGCTCCCGGCAACACCGTGGGCTTGATGTTGGATAAGTCGAAGGGTGGGCAGCAGGCATTGCCGGTAACCGGCTGGTCAAAAAACAGCGGCGATGGCGTGGTTACTATTGTCGATAACGTCATCACCATTACTGGGGCCACAACCACCACCCGAGTTGATGTAAACTCACCCGGATGGGATGTTGGAAACTATGCCAGAGTAACAGTAAACGCTTCTATTGGCTCCGCCGTAGACCCGTTTATGTACATTGGCGGAACTCCTATTGCCGTTACATCTGGTGTCGGCACTTATTCTACCGTTATTTCGTCAAACACTATACTGAGATTGCAGGTCACTTCAGGTTCTGCGACGTTTACTGTCACGGCAAGAAGTCGGACCCCCGGCGCACACGCCACCCAAGCCACCATCGCGGCGCGTCCAACTTACAGCATTGAGCCAGCGGGCGGGCGGCGGAATAGGTTTGAACAAACCGAGCAGTTCGATAATGTTTATTGGTCTCGGAGCCAATCCCTAGCTGCGAATACAACGGCAGTGACTGACCCGCTCGGTGGCTTGACCGCTGACAAGTGGACCGACAACGTAACTGGAAACAACTTCGTCGCCCTCAGTAAACCGTCTTCCCCAACCATAGCGGGAGTGGAGTATGTCTGGAGCATTTATGCGAGGGCCGGTGAATACTCCTTTATTCAGTTGAACCTTGAGCAAGGACCGGGAGGGTCTTACGCAGGTGGCGCGACCTTCAATCTAACAAGCGGTGCAGTAGGAGTTGTTACGGGTAGCCCCATTGCGTCAATTACCCCGGTCGGAACCACCGGCTGGTATCGCTGCTCGGTGCGGTTCACGGCAAACTCCGCGCACAACCTAGTTTTGTATAACAGCAACACCGATGGCGGGATATATGCCACCCGCGTGGTTGGTAACGGTATGTAACTATGGGGCGCACAACTCGAAATCGGCTCCACCGCCACAAATTACCAGCGCGTCACAACACAGCACGATGTCACCGAGGCGGGAGTGGCGAGTGTGAGCTACCTGTATTTCAACGGCGTCAACAACTCGATGGCTACGTCCACGATTACTCCCGGTATCGACAAGGCGCAGGTCTTTGCTGGGGTAAAGAAAACGGGGCCGACTGTGGGTGCATTTGGCGTCATTGCCGAATACAGCCCTATAGTTGATTCCAACCCCGGCTCGCTCTTTCTTCTTTCGGGCAGCTTCTTGGGGACGCAGACCCAATATTCATCGCTCTCGCGAGGAAACGCAGCGGTTTCGGTCACGCAAGGCGCTATCACGGCAGCTTCCTTCACCGCCCCAACTACCGATGTGCTGACATCCCAGCACGATATTTCCGGCGACCTCTCAGCCATGCGCGTTGATGGGGCGGCTAGTGGGACAAACGGAACTGGCGACCAAGGCACGGGCAACTTCCTTTCCTATCCGCTCTACCTCGGCTTCCGACAGTCAACCGCGAACGCCTACTTCGTAGGCCACCTCTACTCCCTCATCACCCGCTTCGGCGCGACCCTCGACGCCCCCACCATCGCATCAACCGAGACTTACGTCGCGGGCAAGACAGGATTCTACACGCCCATCATCACTGGCGTACCAACGGTAGGAGTAAGCTGATGGCCCTGTACGTTTCCGACCTTCTCACGGCCACCGCAGCGCCTGTGAACGCATCGCCTGCGGCTACCCGCGCATGGCAGTGGCTGCGTGGCTCCTCGGCTATCTCTGGGGCCACCAGCGCGACATACACCGCCGTGACGGCTGACATCGGGGCAACCCTGTCGGCCAGCCAGCTTGAGACGAACTTCCTTGGCACTGCCACGGCCACCAGCGCAGCCAGCGAGACGGTGCAGGCGTTTGACCCTATCCGGTTGTTCAGCGCGTCTGAGCCGGGTGTGTGGTATGACCCGGGTGATATTACGACGTTGTTCAAGGGGCCGACTGTTCAGGCTCCCGTGACGACGCCGGGTGATGAGGTCTGGCTTATGCTGGACAAATCAAGAGGCGGTCCGGGTCCGAATTTGGTGGTGAATGGTGATTTCTCTGACGGCTTCACTGGCTTTATTGCTGAAGGCACAGGGACAAGGGAAATCGTAAGCGGCGCTGGCAAACTTACGATAACGGGTGTCTCTTACATAAACAAAACATCAATG